GCCGCAGCTACGGCTACGACCTTAAGACAAGAGCAAGATAATGCCGTAAAAGTAGCAGGTGGATTTGGCCCGGTAGTGTTTGAGCCGGGGCAGCTAACGTGGATAAAAAAAGACCCGTCTGTAGCTCTTGAAGTGATTTCAAGAAATATGAGCGAGGCGATGATAAGCGATATGCTAAACACGGCTATCTCTGCACTCGTAGGGGCTATCGGCAATAACGCGGGCGTAGTAAACGACGTAAGTGCTAGTGGTGGCATAAACCAAGCCAACCTAAATAACGCCTACGCTAAATTCGGCGATAGAAGCGCGGCGATAGCGGCTAATATAATGAGAGGCGCAGTATTCCATAAGTTAATCGGGCAAAATTTAGCAAACGCCGCACAGCTATTTAAGGCCGAAAACGTGCTTGTCGTTGAGATTTTAGGGCGCCGCGTAGTAGTAACAGACGCGCCGGCTCTGTATAAAGCAGGAACGCCGAATAAAGACTACGTTTTGGCGCTAACGACTGGTGCCGCGGTAGTAAGTGACGCGGGCGATCTAATCACGAATATCCAGACCAACAACGGCAAAGAGCGCATAGAAACGACTTATCAAGCGGACTATACGTTTGGGTTGTCGCTAAAGGGCTATTCTTGGGACACGGCAAACGGCGGCAAGAGCCCAGATAACGCAAAACTAGGCACCGGCACGAACTGGGATAAGATCGCGGCTAGCGATAAAGATACCGCGGGCGTGCTACTAATAGGCGACGCGGCTAAAAACTAGGAGGCGGTAAATGTCTAAAATTTGGTATGTAGAATTCCCGACGTTTCAGTATAACGAGGACGTTAAAGCCCTAGCCAAAGAGCGAGGGCTAACAATCATCGACGCTAAATTCGACGATGGCGACGGAGTGAAAGACCCGCCCGAGCTGACGCTAAAGGGTGCGACGCAAGAAGTCGATTACGACGAGCTGATTTCAAGGCTCGATACGTTAAAAGCGGGCGAATTGAAGTTGCTAGCGGCTCATTTGGGCGTTGAATATACTAACGCAGACGGCACGAAAGCCGCAATAAAAGAGAAGCTGGGGCAATGATACCCGAGGACGGCACCGGGCTAGCTAATGCCGACGCTTACGTTTCGGTCGAGTTTGCCGATGAGTATTTTTCGGCACGCGGCAACCAAGCGTGGGCGGGGCTGGGTAGCGCGGATAAAGAGGCGGCCATTATCAAGGCGACTGATTATTTAGAGGCGGCATATTTCGATAAATGGCAAGGCGAGAGTTTAAAAGCTGATCAAGCTTTGAGTTTCCCGCGCTCGCCGTTTGGGATGCCCGCTAAATTTAAATCTGCCGTGTGCGAGCTAGCTATAAGGGCAAACGCAGGCGAGCTGATGAGCGATATTGAGCGGCTAACTACCAAAGAAAAAGTAGGTAATATCGAGGTGGAATACGCGCAAAATGCCGACCCCGCCACCAAATACGCTTACGTGGCTAGCCTTTTAAAGCCGTTTTTAAAATCTGCAAGCGCAATGGTAATGAGGCTAGAGCGATGCTAAACGAAAAAGCCAAAAATACGGCGTTTAAATTGCTCGAAAAATTCGGCAAAGTAGGCACGTATAAACGCAAAGGCGGTCAAATTTACGACCCAGAAACGGGCGGAATGACCGAACAGATAAGCGAATACAAAGTAAATGCGTATATCGATAGCGCGAAAAGCTACTCAAATTTAATAGAAAAAAGCTTATTAAACGAAGGCGATAACGTGATATTAATAGCCGCCAAATCCTTGCCTTTTATGCCGCAAAACAACGATGTAATAGAGCTCCCTCACTGTTCCTATACTATCAAATACAACGACGCGGTATGGGGCGGCGAGGACGTAGCGCTGCATCAACTAATCGGAGTTGCAAAATGATTGATAGACAGATAGAGGATTTTAGTGCAAAGGCGCAAGAAAAAGCGCTAAAAATCTTTAAAAAATCAGTCATTGATCTAACTTCAGACATCATCAGCGACACGCCGGTAGATACTGGTAGGCTTAAAAATAATTGGTTTCCTAGCGTCGGTGCGGCTAGCGAGCAGACAACAGAAGCGACCGCAAACGAGGCAGGAGATAGGTCCAATAGCCTCGTAAACAATCAACTAGCGCTAGATAAAACCTTTTATTTTACAAACAATTTGCCTTACGCCTTTCGCATAGAATTCGAGGGGTGGAGTAAGGTAAAAGCTCCGCAAGGTATGGTAAGGCGCAACGCTGTCCGCTGGAAACAAATCGTAAAAAGGGCGGCTAATGCTACGAATTAGGCAGGCTTTAGAAAAAGCGGTTTTAGCGGTTACGCCGGCTATTGATACGGCGTTTGAAAATACGACGTTTAGCCCAAAAGCCGGTAAGCCTTATCAGCAACTACATTTTTTGCCCGCCAAACCAAGCACTGCGGTAATTGATGATAGTATTGCGGAAATTGACGGCGTGTTTCAGATAACCTTACGCTACCCCGCGGGTAAAGGCGTCAAAGACGTTTTAGAGCGCGCGAAGCTTTACGAAAAAGCTTTTAAAGTAGGCGTAAAGCTAGAAAATGAGGTTTTTATTACCGCTCCGACGAGCGTTAATATTTTAGGCATTGACGGCGATCGCTACGGCGTGGCCGTTTCTATTTATTTTAAATCTTATAAGGAGTGAAAATGGCGGAGCAGCTAAAAGTAACAGATAGCCAGCTTACTAAATTTTATATTTGCGACACTAGCGTCGATTTGGGCGATGCGGCTAAAATAAAAACGGCGCTAACATCGGCAAAACGTATAGCGTATTTAGAGGATTTGGGCGACTTTACCAAAACTCGTAAAACCAACGAATACGAGTGCATAGACGAGGATGCTACGGCAGTATCCCAGGGAGCTATAAGCTATAGCGAGACGGAATTAAAGCTATTTTATGCGGCGGGGCAAAATAACGGCGTAAAAGAGCTTACCGAGATGTTTAACAAGAAACTACGAAAGCAATTTATCATCGTGGGCAGCGACGAGCCTGCGACGGGAGCAAATAAAAACCCGACCTACATCACGGGCGAGTTTATAAACACCAAAACTGGTGTATCTATCGCAAAAGACGACGTCGTGCGCGTACCGATAACCATCAAAATAACACGCCTAGACGACATCATAGAGGCTAAGGGGGCGTAAGTTATGGATTTAAAGAATTTCGATATAAGCAACGGTGAGACGGGTGTCGAGCTAACTATACTTGATCTTGACAACAAACCGACCGACATCAAAATCAAAGTGCTAAGTTTTCACGGCAAAAAAGGACGCGAGGTATTTATGAACGCCGTAAAAGAAAATAAAGGCGCCGAACAAAGCACGCTAGAGGTTATGGTGGGGCTTACGGTAGGCTGGAGCGGCATTAGCGAAAACGGCAAAGAACTAAAATTCAGCCACAATGAAGCTAAAAGAATTTACGAAACCTATCCGCTAATTGCTAATCAAGTCGAGCGTTTCGCGGAGAATGCGAGAAATTTTTTAAAAAAGTAAGCGACGAGCTCGCGCTATACGTTAGGCAGCTAGCCTACTACGCAAAAACCGACGTTAAAGAGCGCGAGTTCCCTCCGGTAACCCAAGGACGACATCTACTACACGCGCTTGACGAGCTAGGATATTGTAAAAATAGCGGCTTTGGCGCGGTAGCCTTAGATTTTAACGATATTAAAAATTATACCGAGCTAACGGGCGATAAATTCAATTGGTGGGAAATATCGGTTTTACGCAACTTAAGCCGTATCTATGCCACCGAAATAAATAGCGACGATAAGCAGGCCTATGCGCCGTATCAAGGCGAATTTAACCCGAAATCTTTTTCATCTATCAAAGCAAAATTTGCGAAGTAGTCTTTTTTTAGGCTACTTTTTAGCGTTGCGTTAGTAATGTTGGCATTGCCAAAGTAGTATCGTTAAGCGCTTTGCCCGCCTTTTTAAAAATATTTGTAGTTTTTTCAAATATTGCGCCCACAATCAACATTATAATAGTAAACAATATAGCTGCAATTGCAAAAAGTATATACCAATGCGGCGCAGCAAGCATATTTATTTTGAGTGCAATAGAAAAACCTTTTTTATATGTTTCAAGTTCTTTTTGGCTCTTTTTTATTCTTACCACAACAGCGTCTCTTTTCTCATAAAAACCTTTTTTATCCGTTAGCAGTATTTTAATCGTAAACCATAAGGCCGAAGGAAATAAATTTTTATCGACGGAGTCTGTAAACATTGCGTAAAGCAGCTGCTTAAAATCTTCGCTGTAATCCTCGTCGGCTTCAACTTCTTTTATTAAGTTAACTAATTCCCATCTTTTTTCAAGAGAGAGTTTAGTCGTCGTTTGATGGTATCTGACTAAAAGCAATGTTATTCCGACGCATAAAACTAATGCCACAATTAAAGAACTAGTCATTTCTTCTTCCTCCCTTTTGAAAGTTCTTGGAATTGTCTTATTCTTGTTTCTTCGAGCTTCTTTGCGTGTTTATAGTTTAATTTAATAATAAAATAAGCAAAGGCGCAAGCAATAATAAAAATAAGAACATTGGATAAAAAGCACGGCTGGTCTTTGAATAGTTCGGCTATTCTATTAAAAATATCTAAAGTTGATTGAGTATTCATACCGCCATACTTAATTTAATTCATTTAAGATGCTAAATATACCATAAAAAGGCAAAAAAATGTTTAAATTGAGTTAAATTATAAGGAGTGGTTTTAACCCTCCCCTTTTTTTGTTGCCCTCTCGGAGCGGGCTATATTATTTTGGTAAAAACAATAAGCGCTATAAAGAAAAGAAATGCCAAAAGCCACATTGTCGGCCAAACGCTGTCCCTTTTTTCTATGTCCTCTATTTTTGTCCCTTGTATTATTTTTTCAGCAGGTTTGCTGTTGTAATTAACTCTAGTTGTGTTTTTGTTATTGTGTTCTACTGCGGCACTCTCTTTTTGGGGCGTGACAGTGGCGTTTGTGCCGGTTCCCCATTGAGGGGCGTTATTGTTCTCTTTTGGTATTATATAACCTAGGTTCTGAGTTGCAGGCTTTATCCCCTTAGGCGCTGCAACATACTCCCCATTCTGCATAACGTAATCGTATGTGTATGCCCAGTTTTTATCTGTTCTTGGGTTAATTGTTTCAGGCAGGCAATCCACTGTTTTAAAAATTTGATCTTTATCTAAAAAGGGGCACAGCTCTATGTTTTGTATTTTTGCTTTTAATTCGTTCTTTATCCGCCTTTTGTCAAAATGCCAGATGCCATCTTTATCAAGCGCCCCATATTCTAGCCAGCCACCGCCCCAAGGGTAAATCGGCATATCTAATCGCTTGCACCCCCAAATATTTCTTTCCACTTCATTGTGGACGCCATAGCAATAATCTATCCAGTTTGGGGCTTCTCTCATTGTTTTAAAGCAACCTAGCCCGTAATAGGTTAAGTCCTTTTTCGTTCTAACCCTGCCATTTATTAGCATTTTTGAACTTTTCCAGTTGCCGATTAGATCGTAAATGTTAATCAATAAATCTATTTCAGTAGTTGGTATAGTTACTTGATGTATGATATTTTTCCCCTCACCAAAGACAACATAGGTAGGGATATTACTACATATCGATACGGCTTTTTCGTAGCTTTGCGACGTGCTGTATCCAAATTCAAAAAAAGCATAATTCTCGCCGATGCTCACCTCTACCAATGGTTTATCTTTTTTATCAACGGGGTCGCCGCAGTGTGGGCAAAATCTAGAGCCTTTAATTATTTTTCCACTGCATTTATCGCATATTAGAGTCATATTATTACTCCGTTTTTTAATTATTTCACTATTTTACCCCAATTTTTTCTGAAACCAACGCCCCCTTAAATTTCATATACAATTTGCCCTAGATTAAAAGAGGGGCAAATAATGACCGAAGTTGCTAGCTTGATCATCAGTGCTAAAGTTGAGGGTGCGGACAAGCTAAAAAGTGATTTAAATAGCATAGGAAACGAAGCGAAAAAAGCCGAGAACGCGGCGTACGGATTAGCTAACT